CAAGCTTCGTATGAATATCATCCTTGAGCCTCACTGCTACTCCATGCAACGGGACCTGGACGCCTTTGATTAAATCCATGTTTTCAAGTTTCATAGCATCATCCGATAAGGGTTCCACCTCCATTTGACACTCGGCCACGCCTTGAACAGACTCTCCGTTCGATGGCTGACAATGACCGGGTGATCGGCAATCTGAGCCCAGCATCCATTGCAACGCTCAAATGCCTCCTCCATCAACCTGGTTCCAATCCCCATCCTCCGAAATGCTCCCTTCACATAGACGAAGTGCAACACCGGATTCTCTCGATCGAAGGCAACATAGCCCCAGATTACGTCAGGATCGTCAGGGTCACATGCGACTAAAAGCGTACAATTGTTCAGGATTTTTTTGAGGATTATGTCGTGGTAGTAAAGGGATAGGGAGGGGGGTATGGGGGTCCTGGCAACCCCCCGCCGACCGACCTGAGCTGCCCAGATGGGATCCCTGGCGACTGCGCGGTTCCAGCTGTCCAAGACGAAGCCGGTCTCCCGGCCTTCGAGTTCCAGCGGTCTGATCCTGAGCTCCGGTGCTAGGTTTATAACCTGCGACCCTGCCATGGGAACCGTTGCTATTGCTGGGCTCGCGGCGATCATGGCCTATGGGTTCGTGTTTGAGTTCGTGTCCTGCTCCAAAAAACCGCCAAGAGCATTGGTCATGGCAGGATCCTGGCGTATCTCATCGAGGAGCTGCGAGTCACTGAGCCTGCCGAGGTTGACGTTGACCAGCGGCTGCTGCCGCTCGGACCAGCTCTCGGGGCTGAGGTTCTTGAGGGCAAAGATCTGGGCCTGGACGCTGGACTTGGAGGACTCCAGGAGGGAGGAACTCAGCGCCCCAACAGTCTTTGCGCGTCCGCGTGAAATGGCTTCTTGGATTTCTGGATGGTCCTGTTTCTTGGTGCTCAGGGTTTGCGGAGCCACTCCAAGGATTGCTGAGATCTGTTCCTGGGTGAGACCGAGACCTGCATGGTGTTCGATCTTATTCAGCACTGATTTGTTGATCTTGAACTCTTGTCCTTCTGGCATCGCATCCATGTGATGACTGAGTGAGCATTCAGATCAATATCCGAGAATAATTCCCGGATGTCAAATATTAATTTACACCAGCGAGAAAATCTTCGAGTTGAGTTTCAGTGAAGAGATATTCCTTGCCTGGTTTCGAGTGTTTGATTTTTGATCGTCTGCAGTAGTCTCTCAATGTCCGAGCAGTGAGTGGGTAGCCTCGGAGCGAGAGATGTTGAACTGCATCTGGAATTTTGAAGTATTTTTGATTCATGGTGTTTCATTGGAGAAGAGTTCGACGGCTTCAGTGTAGTGGAGACCCAGCCGCCATGAGTCTTTGATATCCTGGTCTTTGATATCGGGGCATCCATTTTTGACATAGAGTTTGTAGAGGCCAAATTCCCTACATCCACGTCCATTCAGATTTTCATGCGCGTCCGCGCTTTTTATATTTTCTTTTTTATCTTTATTTACTTTATTACCTTTATTATGTAGCTGCGGCACGTCTGTGGCACGTCTGTGGGTCGTCTGTGGCACGTCTGTGGATCCTTTGTCGTTCAGTATGCGCTTAATCGTTTCCCAATCCTGCCATACGTTGAAATTAGTGACCTCAATGAGGCTTCCTGCTCTGCTAGTTTCTATGCAAATCATATTGCAGCGTTCTAGCGACCGTCGAGCCGTTCTGACACTCGAAATCGATAGGTTCAGCTTCATGCTTTCGTTCTCCATCGACGTGATGAATGACCCTCGTTTGAGCTCATATTCACGACCTTTCCAGTAGGTCATATGATCCTTCCAGGCGACCTCTTCGAGGCAATGCATCCAATAGTTCCAGACCAGCATATTTGATCTCAGGTGATGGTTTCGTGATTCACGATGATAAAGAATCCAGCCTTCCGATGGCGTCTTCTTTTCCTTCATATCAAATCCATGACTTTGTCTTCATCAGTCCATTCATGATCACACTTGTGACCGCGTGGGAGCAGGCAGAACTTCGCAGGTTGGTTCCTTGTGGCATCCTTCCCCGCCCAGCAATTCGGCCACTGCTTTGTCTTTTTATATCGCTTGTACCAGGGGCTCATGCCTCCAAGGATCTCATCGGATACTTTACATCTGAAGATCCGGTCTCCAATGGTGACCTTGATGGTCCCTCGCAGCGGAGATATCTTGCCCTTCATACCTCCTCCGGTTCCAGGAATCCCAGTGTTCCACGGTCGGTTTCCCTTCTCGAAGGCATGTCTTCCTTTCAGATTCCTGCAGTTCTCCCGGTTCAGGCATCCGCATGACTTGGTGCCACCTTTCTCGATCCGGACGTTCTTCCCGCGGATTGATTTGATGGTGCCGCATCGACAGCGGAACCAGTAATACCGGACACGGTATTTTTTGAACCTTAATGGATCCAACCGTAATGGAGTGAGCCTGGTGCCTGGAATCTCGACGCCAAACGTGAGATTCATTTCTCGATGACCCTGCTTTCATTCATTCGGTTCAACTCCTGGGCGATCACTACCAGGACCGTGCAGATCTTTTCAAGGGCCTGGATCTTCCGTTCTTCACGTTTATCTTTTTCTGAGTATTTGCTCATAGATTCCTTTGGTTGTGTTTCCTTGTCTTGCTTGATCATGCCTGGCCACGCCGAATCATGCCCAGGCCCGATTCGCCGTGATACGTATCGTCATGCCTCGTCCCTCCAAGCTTCGCCTCGCCAGATTATAAATTCGTTTGTTCCTTGCTTTGCCTAGCATCGCCGGGTCAAGCCGGTCCTCGCGTGGCCTCGTCTTGCCGGGCCTTGAGAGCTGTTTAAATCTTTAAGTTCCTTGTCTTGCCTTGCCGTGCCCCGCCGTATCCGGCCCCGTCTTGCCGTGCCTTGAGAGCTGTTTAATTCTTTTTGTTCCTTGCCTAGAATTGCCTCGCATCACCGAGTCCAGCCAAGCTTCGTCACACCTAGTCAGGACTAGCCACGCTATGACATGAGTCTTAAATCTTTGAGTTCCTTGCCTTGCGCTGCTCCGCCTCACCCAGTATTGCCTTGCCTGGCCCCGCCGCATCGGGCTGTGACCGGACGCGCCCTGCCCTGAGAGCTGTTTAAATTCGTTTGTTCCTTGCCTTGCCCAACATCGCCTTTCCTCGTCATGCCCCGGCCGGCATCGCTACGATTCGCCTTTCCTCGCTCCGCATCACCGAGTCCAGCCGGGCCCCGGCCCGCCCTGGTTGAAAATCTTTTGTTTCCTTGCTTTGCCTAGTCATGCCCCGTCTTGACTGGTCAAGCTACGCCCGGATTCGCATCGCCACACATAGTCAAGCCTCGCCAAGTCATGAGTTTTAAATCTTTGGGTTCCTTGCTTTGCCTTGACAGGCGTAGCCAAGCAGCGTCGCGCTTTGCCAGGCCTCGTCAGGCCATGAGTCTTAATTCTTTGGGTTCCTTGTCATGCATTGCCCTGCCCCGCCAAATGGAGCCTAGCATCGTCGCGCTTCGCCATGCCACGCCACGCGATGCATCGACCGGCCTAGCCCGGGCTTGGTAATTTTCTCCTTTCATCCCGAAGCAGCACCTTGAGACCTGCAACTCGAGCCATCGTATCCGCATGAACCTGACGTTCCCGGACGTCTAGCTGGTCCAGGGATGTATTGACCAATCGACTTACGGCCTTTCTCATATTCTTCTGGAGTTTGGTATGCAGTGCTTTCTCTGCATATTCTGCCTGCTCACTAGATGGAAGAATCCGGTATCCGATTCCCCAGACTGAGACGAGGCAGATCTTTTTTTCCTGAAGGAGAAATTCTTTGAGCTGTTCCATGTTCGCCATGTATGCGAGCTGGATCGTATCGAACTGATGCTTCGGCATAATCTCCGTAGGCTGCTCGAGCCCGAGGTTCTCGAAAAACCATGAGTGTTCGATAATGTCATCAGCTGAGAATTCTTCTTCGAGGAACAGTTTTGCAGCCTCTCTCCATGCCGGGAAAAGCTGCATCATTTCATCATTTTCATTCATAATTTCCTTGCTTAGTCGAGCTACGCCGCATCATGCCTGGCAGTGACCCGCCATGTCTGGTCGTGCCGTACTGAGTCGTTAAAAATATTTTCCTTGCTTTGCCCAGCTCGGCCTCGTCGAGCGCGGACTGGCCCCGACGTGACAAGCCCTGCCCGGTTAATTAACTATTTCAAAACGTCCATACCTCGGACGGTAATCACATAACCCGACAAAATCCCCGGCCTGTTTCACGTAGCCGAGAATGTCAACCATATTCAGCAGCTCCTCACTTGCGACGACGGTGAAAGAGATTGACCACTCATGGAAAATCGGGCGGCACCGCATGATCCGTTTCTTCTGAAGAACAACCGATCTTATGTCAGTGAATTTGTCCCGCTGGTTCCACATTCCCTCGATATCCCGAGGTCCGGAATATTCGAGTTTGACTTTCTGCTCGAGGATCTGGAGTCCACGCTGGATGTTTCGACCCATGCGGACGAACTTTGCACCATCACGGATCATCGCCTCCACGTTTTCACCAGGGATGACCGGGCCCTCTCCATTCATGTAGAGGTGACCTTCCCATTCGAGACGTGCGATCTGTTCGAGATCGTCGTCTGTTTTCTTTCGTTTGCCGGTCAGTTCCTTGATCTGTTTCGACAAGGGATCGATCGGATTTGCAAGACGCTCAGATGCCATCAGCAGAGGCGTCGTACCTTTTATTTTTATTGTTTCTTTAATCATTTTGCTTCTCGTTTTTGGAGCTCAGGGAGGATCCTTCTATCATGCAATGAAACTCTGATCCTTAGCAGGGATTCATGAGACGGGGCCATGTTTTGCGAGAGGATCGCAGGGAGAGGCCCGACCTGGTTTGCCCTGAGCTTATTTTTATTGATGATCTTCCATCCGTTTTGTGTTGTGCAGCCAGTTGACTTTGAAACACTTAACCTCAGTCTTGTATTTCTTATTTCCTTCAGTGTCTTCCCAGCTGCGATGCTGCAGTGCGCCCTCGACATAGAGCATGGTTCCTGCTTTACAATATTCCATCATGAGATCGGCAGTTCTTCCAAAGATGACGCAGTCATGCCACTCGGTTTTCTCCATCGGATCTCCGGATTTACTCGTCCATTTATCCGTTGTCGCTACCGAGAAATTCATGACCGGTTCACCAGATTGCGTGTAGTT